TAAAGCACCGCCTCAATGCTGTAATCGACAATCGCCGCCGACTGCACCGTGACGCGGTCGGCCACCGGGCGCACGTCCTCGTCATTTAAGGCAGTATCCACCACGGCCAGCAGGTCGGCAGCGGCTTCGCCGTTGCCCTCGCGCGACAGTACGGTGATGGTCACGCAGGCGGGCGACGGGCTGATGGCAGACGCGTCCGCCACGCGACCGTCGGCGCTTTTTGCGTGGTACTCATACGCGCCGGACGGCCCGGCCACGCTCAGACCTTCAAACGCCGACGCGATGCGCAGGCGAAAATCATCATCGCTTTCCATCACGGCGGCGGTCGGCGGGATCGTCGTTTCATCCGCCGCCGTCAGCGTCAGGCGGGCGACGCCGTTATTGGCGCCGAGCTGGTCTAAATCATCCGCCAGGGCATACGCGACCATCACGGCGCTGGCCGCCTCGTTAATGCGCTGGCGCAGGATCACCTCGCGGTATGCGTTTTCTTCCAGCAGTTTAACAATCGGCTCGGATTCCAGCGCCAGCGTGCGGGTGACAGCGTCCTGCTGGTCAGTCGGGTACAGCGATACCAGCGTGGCCTTGCGCTCGGCAAGAAGGGTTTCATAGTCCAGCGCTTCCACCACGTCGGGCGCGGGTAGCTGGCTCAGGTCAATTGTTGCCATATCAGCTCACGGGAACGGTTAAGGAAAAATCCTGCGCGGAGTCGGTGCGGCTGCCGGTGATTTCAACCACCATGCCGCCGTCAAACGCGGATTCGTAAGAGATGCCGGTCAGCTTTACGCGCGGCTCCCACTGCAAAATCGCCATATAGCAGGCCGACATAATTTGCAGGCGTAGCGCCTCGTTTTGTGGCTGGTCAATCAGCGCGGACAGCAGCGAGCCGTAGCTGCGGCGCATCACGCGGCTGCCAACCGGCGTTAACAGAATGTCGCGCACCGACTGGCGGATATGGTCGAGGTCGGTCACGGCCTCGCCGGTGTCGCGGCTCATGCCGGAATATTTCACGGTCATCACTGCGGCCCTCCCGACGTATCGCCGCCGGACTTCACGCCGCCGTGCTTGTGCGCATCAACGACCACGCCGTTAGAGCTGAAGCTGCCGCCGCTGTGCTTAACATCGCCTTTCATTGTGCCGCCTTTAGTCACTTCAAGCGTGGCGGTTTTCAGCAGCGCCGAGCATTCGACTTCGGGCGAATCCAGCATGATTTTGACGGCGGCCTGAATGGTTGCAGTCTGGATGCCGGTTGCCTTCAGCGCGCCGTTTTCCGGTTCGTACTCAATCACCGCGCCATCGGGAAACGACCAGTGCAGCGCGTCAGCCGAGGCCGACGGAGCGGGAGTTTCGTCAGAGAACACGCCCGGCAAAATAAAGCCAGTGTCCAGCTCGCCGCCCAGGCACAGGACAAGCACCTGTTCGCCGACCGATGGCGCGTTCCATGAACGGGTGCGACCGGCACGGGCAGTCAGCCAGTGCAGCCAGTTAGTTGTATTGTTGCCGGTATCCACGCGGCATAGCCCGTCATCAAGGTTGACGGCGGATACGGTGCCGATGCGGATCAGGTTGCGCAGCAGGCGCAGGATCTCATTGATATTTTCTATTTTATTCATATTCTTATAATGCTTACTTAACTAGCTCGTAAGCAATTCGCATCAGTTTGCTCATCGGCCAACAAACAAATGAGATAAATATGGAAAAAAAATCTTGGAGTGCTTTTTTTCTAGCAGTATTTATAATATTGGCAATCCCTGTTTTTGTGCTGTTTTTATTCTCTCACGCTGTTACAGGTGATTACCTTCCGATAATCGATAAGGGGTGGGGTGCTTTTTCTAGAAAATCTGAGGAATGGTCAAATTTTGGTTCTTTGTTAAGTGGGCTATTTGGTCTGTCCAGTGCCCTCGCTACGATGATTACCCTTGGGTTTGTTATCTATCAGTCAAATGAGTCAATCAGAAGAAGCGATAAACAAGCTGAAATTATTGCTAATTCCCAAAAAGAACAAAATAAAAAAATAGAGGAGCACAATGAAAAAGTTAATGATTTTTACAAGCAATCCCTTGAATTCAACAAGTTTCAAGAAGGAAGGATGGTTTTTGAAAAATATAAGCTGCATATTGACATGTTTGATGCATTAATTTCCTCCATTGAAAAAGATCTTGGGCACCTTTATTTAAACTGCAACATCAAAATAACCTTACCCAGCGAATTGTACTCTGCAATATTCCCATTAAATAACTTCGTTTTTTTCGATAACAACCCGCAGCAAAATTCATCTTTAAGGTCTATGCAAAAAGACTTAGCTGACATATACGCTTGGGTAAATAAAAATGACTGGGAGGAAGATAGCATCCAACAAATATTATTGCCTTTTATAAAGATAAGAGATGCATTACATATAAACATAACTCCTTACACCAATAGTAGTGGCGACATTTTCACAAGAAAGCACAATCAATATACTTTTAACATTCATTGTTTTTTTGACGAGGTGCAATTGCTCTTCTCATTGGTAAACAGAGTATTGCATTTTGCAAACTTTGAAAAATTCAGCAATGAGTACTTTGCAAATGACAAATATATCACCGAAGCAAGATTGATTGAGTTATCAAATAAATTACAATTACAGAAAGGGGACCAAAATAATTTCTTTTACGCCTTTCCTTCGGCCTACACTGAAACTCAGGCAGGATTTTTCATCCTATATTCAAAGATGTTAATAATCGAAAAGAATTATGATGTTAGCTTTGTGAGTTTTCTTAAACCTCGCATACGAGAAATAATTATGCAATTCCACAATAACAAAAATTTTGAATTCCAAGGAAAGAAAGATTTTCTTGTCGAGCTTTCCGCAGAGTTAGAAAGAATAGGTTCAAAGCATGCTAATAAACATAACTCAAGCGGAGCACCCTTGGAAATACAGCTGTACAACATGAAAGATATCATTACATCAATAATAAATACCTAAACGCATTAAATCAGAATAATTTTATTTCACATTCGGTTTAAGCATCAAGTGGTTATTAATAAATGCATTTTATCTTGCAATGGAATTTATAATTACATTCTCAATAATTTGCAACTCTGCATTATTAATACCCAGTAACTGTCTCGCCTCATACTGCACCTCTTCCCCCCCTCGGGCTGGCCGGTCGCGCAGCCCATAATGATGCACGCGGGCCATGCGCTGCACGTTCCCGGTAAACTCTACCACAGCATCGTCGGCGGTGCCTTTTGCCTTCATGTATTTAGCCGTGCGCAGCTTTGCGAACATCTCGCGCTTTATCCGCCCCGTCTTTTTGCGAGCCGGTGCCTTGCGCGGCTTAAACGCCGTGCCGTCCGGTGCCTGCTGACGCTTGATATTCTGCTGCTGCGTGGTGCGCAGGCGCTTTGCGATGTTGCGCGCCATCTCTTTTCGTACTGCCGGTGACAGGTTGCCGATTAGCGCGTTTAGCCTGGCGTCGAACGCTTCCAGCCCGTTCACAGCTGCAACCCGCTGACCAGCTCGCCGCCCGCGTAAAGCTGCGATGGCCGGGACACATTATCCGGCAGCGGGTTCTCGCACGCGTGCGTGACGTGCAGCGCGTCGCCGTCCTGTTTCACAATCACGCGCTCGGTCAGTTGCAGGTCAATGCTGATATCGCACAGCGTGTCGCTCAACACATCGACCTTAAAGGTGAAACCGGTGCGGCGCTTTTCTTCCGTCGCCATAATGTCCGGCTGGTTCTCGCGCAGCCAGGCCAGCAGCGGCACCATCAGCAGGTCGATATCGTCGCCGTAGTCGGTAATCACCAGATTAAGCTGATACTGGTATTCAAACGACAGCGAGCTGGCCAGCGTCGAAACAATGCGCCCGCCATCGATAAACATATTCAGGCCGTCAGGATTTCTTTGCAGCAGCGGCACGCTGTCGGTCAGCGCCTGGCGTAATTGTTTCGGTTTCAGCATCGTGCTGCTCCTGGCATTCTTTAATGATTTCAACCTGCAACCCGCACGACGCAAGCGCAGCCTCTAACTGGCGGTTATCCGCCGCTAAGTCGCCCTGGGTTTGCAGGCTGTTGCCCGGCAGCGGGCAGCTTGTCACGCGCGGACAGCCAGTCCAGATAATCTCGGGCGTTACTGAAGGCGGGACGCGCGTGCAGCCGGATAACGTCAGCAGGCAAAGCAGCAGCAGACCAGTCGCGCAAAGTCGGATTGGCATCGGTTTCCCTCTGGATAGTCAGTTCACGGTTAAGGGCAGCAGTCCCGGCCTGGCCCTGTAGCAGTCGCAGCGCGGCCTCGCGTTTCTGGCCCGCTTTTGCCTCGTCGTTTAAGCGGCCAATAGCCTTATCGCGGCTTTCAATTCCGGCGGACAGCGTGCCGATAATGCGCTGCGCGTCGTTAAGCTCGCCGCGTGCCTTGTTCAGCCGCCAGCCCGTCAGGCCCAGCGCAACCAGCATAAAGGCCAGCGCCGCCGCTAAAAGGCGCATCATGTCGTCCCCTTTAAGCACCAGGCCTTTTCCCGCTGGCGGCGGTTTTCCAGCCCGGCATTTCTGACGCCGTTCACGTACACCCAGCGACTGAGCTGGCCGCACGCCTGCCGCCACTGCTGGCGCTTCAGATAACCGGCCAGCGTTGACCCACAGGCCGCGCCGGTGCCGACGTTAAACGAGAAGCTCACCAGCGCGTCATACACCGGCGCGGGCATCTCAACCGGCACGCAGACGGCAAGCTGACGCTCAACGCGCATCACGTCATACACCAGATTAACGGCGGCCTGCCGTTCGCTGACCCGGCTGTGCGGCGTTACGCCCTCAGTGTGACCAATGCCGTTAGTCCAGACACCGGCGCTGCACTGGTACGGCGAGGTGCGGCACCCTTCGGCATCGGCAATCAGCCGTAATCCGCCCTCGGATATCTTCAGCGTTTTGAACTGCGGCAGCAGCGCGGCAATCGTCAGCACGGCTATCACGGCACAGTGTTTAGCGACCTTCATGGTTTACCTCCTGCCGCTGTAGCTCATAGGTTTTGCGGCGGTAGTGCCAGTTGATAAAAAACGTCGCCACGTTAATCACCAGCGTCACCACGGCGACGCCGGAACCGACCATAAAGGCGACATCCTGCGGCGTGTGGCGGCCAAACCACATCAGCACCAGGCCGATAAGGTAATTAATCAGCGAGTTGATTTTCTCCATCTTTTTCAGTCCCACAGGTTGACGGTTTCATCTGCTAACGCGTCAGGCAGGTCGGGCAGCGTGACCTCGCAGCCGTGCATTAATACCGCCCCGCTTTCGGCCAGCCCCGGATTGGCGGCATAGACCAGCTCAACCGCCTCCTGCGTGCGCCCGTAATAGCGCCAGCAAATCTGGTCTACGGTATCGCCCTGCTGGGCGTAAATAATCACAGCAGGCTCACGATGCAGCCGGAACGCCCGGCAATGCGGCTGATACTGAAACGCGCGTCGCGCCAGTACTCGTCCGCGCTCGCCTCCACCTCAGCGCCTTTCTTGCCGCTTGCGTCATAGCCGCGATAGCGCTCGACGATAGCCGCCCCCGTCAGGGCGCTGACGGCGGCAAAATAGTGCGTCGCCTTTTCGTTTTCGCCGTCGAACGTTTCCGCCGGTACGTCGTTAAGCGTTGAAAAGCCCGCCGCCATTTGTCCGGCGCGCCAGTCGTACAGCTCGGCGTTCACTTCGGAAATCGCCGTTTTCACCGCAAGGCGCAGGCGCTGCGCGGTTACGGTTCCCTCATAACGCAGCGTGCTTCTGAGCTGCTGCAAATCAACGTCAGGCCAGAAAAAGGTGTTCTTTACCGGCGGCTCGGCAGCGTCTGCCGGTCGCGGGGCGGTTATTACTACCGTGCTCATAAGTGGCCTCTGAATAGGTGGGCGGTGGAGAACCGCGCAGACATTAAAAATGCGTTGCAGCTCTGCCGCCCGGCGCGGGGCGCGTTCGTCAGCGGCGGGCAATGGCCTGCTTTTTCAGCTCAGTTGCCAGCCGCTCTATGTCTTTTTTGACGCCGCAGCCGTCATGCAGCTGTAGCGCCCTAGTAAGGTGTTGCATTGCATCCAGAATCCTGCCCGCATCGCGCAGCACGTACCCGGTTATCTTGTGCAGCTTGGCGCGCACCTGATCGGGCATGTCTGCGGATTTCGTCAGCTCAAGCGTTGCCAGCAGCGGGTCGATATCGACGGTCTGTTGTAGCGTCCGGGCGCGGGTCGCCGCGTCTGCCACCTCTTCGGCCAGCAGGTACGCCGTGGCGTCACGCTTAAAGCCGGGCGGCGGCACCAGACCATGCGCCAGCGCATAGCGGGCAATCTCCAGCGCGCCGGGTACGTCGCCCGCGTCCAGCCGCCAGATCATGACGGTCATCAGCACGGCGTCCTGCGCGCCGTTTCCTTTCGCTAATACGCCCGCCACCCAGGGCAGATATTCCGGCAGCATCTGGCGCTTAAGCTCCGCCTTGCGCTCCTGCGAGCGCACTTTCTTCAGGCGGCGCTTGTCGTCGTTGAGCTTCAGCAGCATCAGCTCGTAACCGTTCGCATGGCGCAGCGGGTTACTAGCCCGCTGCGAAGCTTCGACGGCCTGCTGGCGCATAAGGTGACGTCGGGCAGGGCTTAACATGCGTTATGCTCCCGTCACATCCGACAGGGTGATTTTTTCAATCAGGCAGCCCGCCGCGTAATCCTCAATCACGTAGTCCTCATTGATGGACTCGTAGTTTTCGATGCGGTCGCGCTTCGCCACCTCGTCAATCAGGCGGCGGTGCGTGCCTTCCTGAAAATAAATCGACAGGTTGTCCAGACGGGTAATCAGCAGCGCGTCCGCCGGGAAGTACGGCACGCGCACGGCGGGCAGGTTGCCGATACGCTTCTGGCTGACAATTAGATCGCCCGCCAGCGCTTCGGTGTTGGCCTGCGACTGGTTAACCAGCGGGAAATACTTGTCGGCCAGTAGCTGACGACCGCAGATAACGACCAGCTCCGGGTCTTCCTGATACCACGGCTCGATCAGGTTATTGGTCGCGTCCATCACCACAGCGTCGAGGTTAACGTAGGTGCGGCCCTTGCCGACCAGCACGCCGTTGGTCACGGTGCCGTCTTCCGCCGTAGTGGTATTCATTACGCGCGTCGGCGCGTCGTTGCGGTACTTTTGCAGCCAGCCGATTGCCACGTCCTGCAACATCGGGTTTTTGGCGCGGTCAGAGGTTTTGGCGCGCGACACGCCGTTAAAGCCGATCATGATGCGGTCAAGGCTCTGGCGCTTGATGATGGCATCGCGCAAACGGGCCTGAAAATCTTCATAGCGCGCCCACAGGTCAAGCGTGTTGTAGCGAATATGGAAATCGTAATTCACCTGCACGCACTCATAGCCGGTGCTGTCCAACGCGGAGAAATCAGCGGTTTCGCGCTCGTCGCCGCCCGCCGTGTCGGTGGTGCTGGCAATCGAGCCGGACACGCCTATCCCGATTTTTTCGCCCTTCATTTCGGACACCGGCACGATGTTAATGCGGGTTAAAAAGTCGGAAGACTCCTGCACGCGGGTCATCAGCGTTTGCGTCACCGATGGCTCAACGGTGAATTTCTTGTTCATGTCGCCGGTTTCGACGCCGTTCAGCTCGGCCAGGCGGGACATAAAGGCGTTAAATTTAAAGCGGGTGTTCTGGCGCATTTTGCGCTCCTGTATTCAGTTAAATGTTTTAATCAGCAGTCGGTCTGCACGCTGGCTTTGTTATCCGCGCCGGTGGCGGCAGGGCGACGGGCAAAACCGCCGTCGGTTTTCGCAAGCTGCGCCTGCAACGCGGTAAAGGCGGCGCGGTCGTCCCCGGCCTGCTGCTCCAGCGCGTCGAGCCGTTCGGTTAACGCGGTTTCCAGCGCGGACAGGTTTTGCGTCTGCGCCTCGCCGTTCTGCTGCACCTGCTCGGCCACTGCGGTAATTGCCGCGCTCACGTCGGCGAACTGCTCGCCGTCGGTTTTCTTCTTCGCGGAGAACATGGCGGTAATGCGTTCCATCAGCGACGGCACCGGATCGGCCTCTTCGGTGAATTCAATCAGCGTCTCTTCGGCGGCGGTAAACAGGTTGTCTTTGTGCTGCTTGCGGGACGCCAGCGGGTTAGCGGCGGCGCTGGCGCTGAAACTTAAAATCTCGGTGCCGAGGCTCGCCGGGTCGTCGGTCACGGCCAGGCCAATCAGGTACGCCTCGCCGGTGTCGGCAAACTTCGGATTCACCTCAATGGAGGTGTAAATTTTCTGGCGCGCTTTGGTCAGCTCGGCCAGCTCCGGCGTCGGGCTGATATCGCCATACAGCGCCAGCTTGCCTTTCAGCGGGCCATCCGCGATTTCTTCCGCGCTCAGGGCGGTGACGTCGCCATAGCGGCGGAACGGGCTGTCAGGCGTGTAACCCTTGATGTGTTCCATGTTGATGCGCGCGCCGTACATCGCCGGGTCATAGTTCGCCGCCATCTGTGAAATCCAGTCGCGGGAAATCACGCGGCCATCAGTGGTTGCGCCTTCCACGGCGATACGAAAACGCTTTGCTTTGAGTGTTGCCATTAACAGGCTCCGGTCAGTGGATTGGTTCAGGTCGGGACCAGTTTCACCGCCACGGCCCATCCGCTCAACGAAAGCCAGCCCGCTCAGCGACCAGCAAACAGGGACAGCGGGCGCGCCTTTTTGCGCCCCGGTAGCCTTGTTGCCATGAACATACAAACCACCATCAGCGATCCGCGCCGTCAGGCTGCGCTGCTTTACTGGCAGGGTTATTCCGTGCGCCAGATTGCGGAGACGCTCGGCCAGAAAACACCGACCGTGCAGAGCTGGAAGCTGCGCGACGCGTGGGAGGACATTGCGCCCATCAGTCGCGTCGAGGCCAGCATGGAGGCGCGGTTAATCCAGCTCATCATGAAAGAGGTCAAAGGCAACGGGGATTACAAGGAGATAGACGCGCTGGGCCGCCAGATAGAACGCCTGGCCCGCATCGAGCGCTACCGCAGTTCGGGCAACGAGGCGGACTTAAACCCGAACGTGCGCAACCGCAACAAGGGCGAACGCCAGCCGGTGATTAAAAACGTTTTCAGCGAGGAGCAGACCGACAAGCTTACCGGCCTGTTTATGGATAACTGCTTTGAATACCAGCTTAACTGGCATAAGGCCGGACTGGCGCACCGCATACGCAATATTCTCAAATCCCGCCAGATTGGCGCGACGTTCTACTTTGCCCGCGAGGCGCTGATTGACGCGCTGACCACCGGGCGCAACCAGATATTTTTATCCGCGAGCAAGGCGCAGGCGCACGTCTTCAAAAACTACATTATCGACTTTGCCCGGCAGGTTGACGTCGACCTGAAGGGCGATCCGATTGTGCTGCCGAATGGCGCGCGCCTGATTTTCTTGGGCACCAACGTGCGCACCGCGCAGAGCTACACCGGCAACCTGTATCTGGACGAATATTTCTGGATACCGAAGTTTCAGGAGCTGCGCAAGGTCGCCAGCGGTATGTCGCTGCACAAGAAATGGCGCACCACCTATTTCTCTACGCCGTCGAGCCTTTCGCACAGCGCGTATCCGTTCTGGTCGGGTGAGCTGTTTAACAAGGGCAGGCGCAGCAAAGACGACCGCATCGAGCTGGACTTGTCGCACTCACACCTGGCTAAGGGCGCGCTGTGCGGCGACGGCCAGTGGCGGCAGATTGTCACCGTTGAGGACGCGCTGACCGGCGGCTGTAACCTGTTTGACCTTGACCAGCTTTCCCTTGAATACAGCCCGTCGGAATATCAGAACCTTTTAATGTGCGAGTTTGTCGACGACGAGGCCAGCGTGTTTCCGTTCGCGGAGTTGCAGACCTGCATGATCGACAGCCTGGAAGAATGGACGGACTTTAACCCTTACGCGCTGCGCCCGTTTGATTATCGTCCGGTATGGATTGGCTATGACCCTTCGCACACCGGCGACAGCGCGGGCTGTGCCGTGATTGCGCCGCCGCTGGTTGCGGGCGGTAAGTTTCGCGTGCTGGAGCGTCACCAGTGGCGCGGCATGGACTTTGCCGCACAGGCTAAATCCATTGAGGACTTAACCAAAAAATACACCGTGGAATATATCGGCGTGGACGCCACCGGCATTGGTCAGGGCGTTTTTCAGCTGGTCCGACAATTCTACCCGGCGGCCCGCGAGATCCGCTATTCGCCGGAAGTGAAAACCGGGATGGTGCTGAAGGCAAAAGACACCATCAGCAGCGGCCGCCTGGAGTACGACGCGGGCAGCACGGATATCACGCAGTCCTTTATGGCTATTCGCAAAACTATGACCGCGAGCGGCAACCGCTCAACTTATGAGGCAAGCCGCAGCGAGGACGCCAGCCATGCCGACGTTGCTTGGGCAATCATGCACGCGCTGTTAAACGAACCGCTGACCGCCGCCAGCGGCGGCGCTAACCCTTCAATTCTGGAATTTTACTGATGAACAAACGCAGCCGTAAGGCATTTAAAACACAGACCGCTCCGGCGGCACCGCAGCAGGTCGAGGCGTTCACCTTCGGCGAACCCACGCCGGTGATGGATAAGCGCGACATTCTGGATTATGCCGAGTGCATTGGTAACGGACGCTGGTACGAGCCGCCGGTGAGCTTTCACGGGCTGGCAAAAAGCCTGCGCTCGGCGGTGCATCACAGCTCGCCGATTTACGTGAAGCGCAATATCCTGGCCTCTACCTTTATCCCGCACCCGATGTTAAGCCAGCAGGAGTTCAGCAAATTTGCGCTGGATTATCTGGTGTTCGGGAATGCCTTTGCCGAACTGCGACGCAACAGCCTGGGTAAGCCGTTCAGGCTGGAAACGACTCCGGCAAAATTTACCCGTAAGGGCGTAAAGGACGGCGAATACTGGTTTGTGAACGACTGGAAGGAGCCGCACCAGTTTTCGGCTGGCAGCGTGTTTCACCTGATTGAGCCGGATATTAATCAGGAGCTGTACGGCCTGCCGGAATACCTCAGCGCGCTTAACTCCGCCTGGCTGAACGAAGCGGCCACGCTGTTTCGCCGCAAGTACTACCAGAACGGCGCGCATGCGGGTTACATCCTATATATGACCGACGCAGCGCAGAGTTCCAGCGACGTGGATCGGATGCGTCAGGCAATGCGTGACACGAAAGGCCTGGGCAACTTTCGTAACCTGTTTATGTACGCGCCGAACGGCAAGCCGGACGGGATTAAAATCCTGCCGCTCAGTGAGGTTGCGACAAAGGATGATTTCTTTAACATCAAGAAGGCGAGCCGCGACGACCTGTTAAGCGCGCACCGCGTACCGCCGCAAATGATGGGGATCATCCCTGACAACTCCGGCGGGTTCGGGGATGTAGTGAAAGCGTCACAGGTGTTCGTCAGGAACGAGTTAACGCCGCTACAGGAAAGAATGAAAGAGATGAATTACTGGTTAGGTGAAAAGGTCGTTAGTTTTAAAGAATATGTTTTAATTAACGATTAGAATAGAAAGGCCGCAAGGCCTTTCTATTCTCACATCTTAAACTCTGAAGGTATTTCAGCTTCATCAGAGGAACTATAGCTATAATATTCAAGTATCCATCTCTTATATTCCCTCTCCATTCTTTTAGTAAACTCACCTTCAGATATCCAGTCTATGCTTTTTATTTTTATATTTTTTATAGATGTAAGTGCGCTCTTTAACCGCTCTCTAAGTTCAGGACCACTTTCCTTTTGAAACTTACGATAATCAGCAGAGCTCATTTCTGCTGGAAGACAGAAGTAAACCCAAACTTCATAATCTTCATCTTCGCTTAGTTCTTTAAATGGCTCTATTTTCAGATAAAGACCTGAGCATTGATTAAAAGATTCACTTTTCCATATCTTCTTTAATTGTTTGTCCTTAACTGATAATCTTTTATTCCAATTATCTGGAAAGGTCGGAGTCCTAAACCTTTCAGCAACCCAATTGAGCATTCTATCCAAGCCTAAATCCGGCCATAATATATTTTTAAGTGGGATATAAGTGAAAAGTTGTTCCCTACTAAAAGTTACAAGATTTGTTGCAAGCACTTCAAAATTTCTCTCCTCCTCATCAATAAGCATAGGAAAGTGGTATTTCCTGGGATTTTTTGCAAATAGAAAATCTCTGCTTTGAGTATCATGCTGCCAGCATAACATCCCATAGACCCATGGTTCTGTAATAAAACAGCGATTTACTAGCGCACAATCGTTAAGGATAGGGAAAAAATAAATATTTTCCCCATTTCTAACTTTATCTTGGACTATTAATGGCAACTGCTCAAAAAAACAGGTTTTGTCTTCAATTTTGATAAAGGCTCCTCGCTCCCAGCCAGTTGCAAGCCACCCATCTCTTTCCTGCTCTGTAACCATACTTAATAGCCCTTCTTTTATGCCGAATGTTTTAGTCTCTTAAACAACCCATCTATTTCAATATACCGTTCTTCATACAACTGCATAAGTGATTCCAACGACAAACTGGCATTATTGAAAGCATTTAAAAATGCTGCATCGCTGTGTTTTCCAAATGTTAGCTTGGAGATAAACATAGCATGTTCTTGTTCAATATTTTTATAAAATTGCTGAAGCAGCAATAACCTTTCAACAACTTTTTGTTGAAGTTTGGTCTCAGGACTCTTTTCCCAATTGTAAAGTGTTTTTCTTTCAACTTGCAATACTGCAGCCCACTGGGCCGTTTTAAAGCCAAATTGTTCTTTAAGGAACTTACTTAAAGAAGGTGTTGCAGTGTTCTCAGTGGAAAAATAATTTGAAGTTGTTATTGCAAAATTACTTGCCGTTTTTTCAACCCCTCCAAATTTTACACTAATATTTTGTTGATTCGTTATAACCCCACCAGTTGAAAATAAAAGAGTTGCAACTAAAGCAATTTTGGCAAATTTGGCACCAAGCCAGGAAGTACTTGTGACGTTGCTTTTAGGCCTAACATAGCCGCCAGTTTTTTCCTTGGATGCTGCCGCGCTATGGCCCTGTGTATGTATATACCCGTGCGATATGGCATAGCCTGACGTAGCAGAAGTATTATAAGTCATTTTCGCCCCCTTTATCCAAGAACCACTTGGTCTGTATATATAATTTGAGCAAACGCATCGTTGGCAAGCTTTCTCAGTGCACCATATTTCTCCATAATGTCTTCTACAGAGAAATCATTCAAAACATCAATCTCGTTATAAAAGCTGTCAATATCTAAGTGAGCCCATACGCCTTCATGCGTTTCACCTGCTTTCAACCCTAAATCATTTGGCAGATCGGCAAAATCACCCGGTATTTTAGGCCCCGCAATCGTAACCCCTGAGTTAATCATTATATTATTTGAATCATTAACATAATGTGCAGAAAGGTTTGAGCCTGCTTTAAGCGCCCCGTCTAAATCTAGACTTGGTTGAATAAACTCTTTTTTCCTGAATACTGTCCCAAAATCATCCTCACCCTCATATGGATACTTATTTACAAACCTGAATCCAACAAAAGCAGAGTGATAAAGCTCAAATTCTTTTTCTAAAACATTTAATACGTACTCTATCCTCCTCTTGAAATTCTCGAACCCTGAATATGACTTTGTATGTAATATTAAAAAACTATGCGAAATTCTAATACCCCACTCACGATTTGAAGAACATATATTAATTATATTTTCTGTTGTCTGCTGCACTTGTTTTTCTCCAGCGCTGGCAACGTCAAACTGAATAGTTGTGAATGTATTATTACTATTCACGATGGGGTAATCTTTTCGCAAAGCTTCCTGAACCGCGTCAGCACGTTCTTTGAACCTACTTTCCGTGATTCGTCCAAACTGGACCTTAGCCAGCACGTACACTAAATTTTCGTTCATAACGACTCCTAGGTAACAACATTAATTTTTCTAATAATTATGATAGATGATTTTTACACACTTTTTGTTGGGCCGCATCAAAAATTACACACTTTTCCGAATGCTACAAAATTTACTTTGATTGTCAAGGTCATGTATAGATGGTAACTTGCGCGCAATGCTATCCCCGCCACGCCTGCCCGCTTTGTGCATCGCTTTTAATGCAGTTGCATAACCCCATCGGATTCGCGCCAGCTCTGGCCTTCAAATGGATCCTCAGAAGGGCTCGAAGCATGCAAAACCATGCACCTGATACATGCATGGCTGCTTACCCGTTTTGCTGACAGTCACCTGAGATTATTTTTGACAAGGCACGGTCGAAAATGCGACCGAAAAATTTCCATTTGAAAGCGTGTTGTTGGCTGCGATCTCGGCGATCAGGTTCAGTGCAATCTCTCTGTCCCGTTCTTTGCACATACCTTCTGTTGTCAGCCTTGCTATCAGTTCTACACGTTCAAGCGTTACACGCTCTTGTAACTCGTTATCCACAACACCCTCCCCTTATTACTGTGTTTTTATACAGTACCATAACCTCAAATCGTAGCGTAAGGAAATTCTCATGCCAAATATCAATTTTTATCTTACTGATTAGAATGAATTTTCATCCATCAGATGAACCTGGCGCTTTTACCTTTGGTGCTGGATAATTTTGGCCCCAAAACTAGCATCTACTCCACCGCATTCTTTGCCTTGCCCTTATCCGCCAGCCGGTTGAATCTGCTTAGCAGGCTTTCAGCATCAATACGCTTTTTCGGCCTGAACAGCTCCCCGCCGGCAGAGCTGCGGAACCACTGCCCGGCGATTTTAGTTTCTGTACCGCCGATAAGACGCGCAGCGACCGCCCGGCTAATGGTTTCGCGGGTAATATCGCGTATTTGGCCGATCACGTTGTCGCACGCTGCTTCGATTTTGTCTGGCCGCTTTAGCTTCAGGTGCCTTTTTACCGGCGCATCGGCTCTTACCCTGGCTAACATCTGCCGCCGTTCCTTGCGGCTCAGCGCTGAAAAGTCTTTATTACCTCCACTTTCCGGCAATTTCGAATCTTGCAATCTCAAACCTTCCGTACAGTTATTGACAGAACTCCGAGAGGACGCGGACGCGTCCTTAAATTCAAAAGCCAAATCAACGGCACGTTTCGGGACAATCTTCCATTGCATCAGACGGGTTAAAATTGGCGTATCGTCGCCAACTTCGGTTGCGTAAACACCCTTGATGCGCACAGTTTCCTCGCCGTATTCATTCACATCTTCACTTGCCTGATACCAAGTGCGCACAGCTAGATCGTCGCGGCGCACGAACGGCCCGCCCTGTGCGTTAACGTATCCGGCCCAGTCTCCTGCGTCGGCGGCGTCATGCGCGGCCGCAAACTCAACGCTCAGGCCGTTCGCGGTATCGCTGTCTGCCATGCGGCGCAGCTCGCGGTAAACCGTGACCGGCGCACCGCCCACAAACTGAAACTGCCGGATGTGCCAACGTGCCGCCCAGGCAGAAACAGCCGAGGCTGTTTCTTTCAGATCTTTTCCGCTCTCGTCGTCCGTTTCACCATCCAGTGCATAACCATCAATATTTTTGGAAATGTATTTAGCAACGTAACCCGTTGCGCTGCCTTTCTCTGGGTCGATAGCCTCGGCGTGAAAACGTGCTTTACGGGCCTTGTCTGTCGTCAGCTCGCTGCTATCTTCCTGCCAGGCGTAATCGCGCATAATCTCGCGCACGCGCTCAGCCTGTTCAGGTCGCATAAACATGAGCATGTGCCAGTGCGGGGTCGCATCATGATGAGGCTCAGCAACGCGGATCCCAAAGATGCGGATTTCTTCGCGGTGCAGCTTGGCGCGGATTTTCTGCCAGACGCTGCACAGATAACGCTGCGTATCGGCCGGGCTGGCACCGTTCCATTTGCGGTTACGATGCCCGGTTTTGATTGTAGCGTGATAGCGAGCCGGAGCGGTCAACGTGTAGAACTCGCCTATAAAGCCCATTTCATTGCAGATGTCTTCGAAGCCACGAATGCGGGTCATCAGCTCGCAGCGGCGGATCGCCGGGTTGGCCACACTGCCGTCGTATTTCTCGATCAGGCTGATGCGGTTGCCTTCCTCGTCTTCCAGCTCCATTCCCTTCAGAAATTCACGGGTGCGTCGCTTCTGCTCGCGCCACTCTGAAACGTTCATGCTGCTGGCATAGGGGGTATGCTTCTTGCTAACGTTAGCCAGGGCAATCTGAAGATGCTCACGCCATGATGCGGCCACGCGTCGCAGTCGGCCCTTCCACCATTTTTCCGTCTGCATACGCATAATCGCCGGGGTAACTTCCTCCGGGTCAAACAGTCGTGACGTGACTTTATCCCATAATGGCGGCGTCTGGCTCAGCTCACGGGTGATGGTGGCGGCGGTCATGTAAACGCGGTGCGTGTATTTGTAATCTGACTCATCGCTGGTCTGCTCGTGTGCCTGTACCAGCTCGGCGAGAATGAAATTAGCCACATCCCCGGCAAGCAAATCGACGTCGGCGCGGGCCATATCCGGCAGGCGATTGAAACGGCGCATCAGCTCCCACAGCTGACCGCCTGCGCTGGCCGCGCCAGCCTGTTTAGCGGCATTGCCTGCCAGCAGGTTAAACGTGCCGCTGCTCATTTCACCGAGGCGATATTGAGCATTAACGGTTTCAACGCGTGGCAATGTGCGCTCAACAAATGTCTTTGTTAAGTAAACATTGGCGCGGGCTGTTCCCTGTGTCTTTTCCAGATCGCTGACGCGCCGTTTAACGTCGAGCTGTATCAGCGTCGGCTGCTTTTCGAGTAGATCCTGTGCACGCACTAAAGCCGCAATCATCTGAGTGCGGCTGTGCATTTCCTCATAAGTGGGATAAGGGCTGGACAGTGCCTGCTTTGGCTTATTCCATTTGTAGGCCCATCCTGTTGCAATAACTGACTCGCTCATATTTCGAAAGCCAGTTGAGGAGTGAACAAATCTCGATCCGCATCATAATTTAGCGAGCTAGCGCTGTTCATGGACTCGATACGCTCAACCAGCACAGCAGCCCTGGTCTCTTTACTGGCAGGGGCATAGGCGCTTTTATTCCAGGCCTTATCAATACCGATATTGCGTGCCACATTAGTGCTGTCTGCTGATGAAAGAGGCACGCGCTTGAAGATGTCTTTATTCAACATGCGCAGACCGTGAAGCTTGGTGATTGGATAGCCACTACCATCAACAACATGGCGGATCAGATCACGCAGACGCGCTGCGCACTCTTTCGGCCGACTGGCGTCATACTCACCCATAGAACCCAGCGCGACGCGAGGGAACTCATGGCACAGACGAATAAAACGGTCATCAGATTCATTCATGTGCCATACCGGTACGCCGGTAATTTTTCCGTGAGGCCACTCTGCTATCAGCGCATCATTTTGCTCACCGCTGCCGCCGATTACGTCGGGAATGATGGCAAACGCAAAGCGAGGATGATTTTTCCAGCGCCCTACAAATTCGTAATAACCATCCCAGCTCACAACTCGTTTTTTTGTCCAAAAGCTAAACGCACCATTATCAAGCGCGAAACTCTGGCAAACTTCCGAAGCCAGCATGAGCTGGCCCGGATTTGCGAAGCTGATAAATGCGTGCCTGCCTTTCCATGCTTTGAGCGCGCACGTATCTGGTGTGATTGGCCCGCCATGGAAGTGGATCATCCACGCACCTCAACCACGACGGATTTATCAGCACCATGAGCCATATCGAAACCGGCAAATTGAACGCCCTGCTGCGGGCGTCGCACAGCAATTATTTCAGAGGCACGCTTTCCCTTGCCTGCAGCTACCGCAACCGAGCGGGCTACGCTGATGCTGGTGATATCGAAATCGCGAAGAATGCTGCGGGTGTAGAGGGTGTCGCTGTTTGAAACCACAACCGGGCAACGCTCCGAGACGTCGAGCAACATGCTGACCAGATCGTGATGCTCATCCTTATTGAAACCAGCCGAGTGATAGTCCGAAAACGTGCCGTCATACGGTGGATCGCAGTACACTACATCACCAGTTTTGGTCAGGCGAAGCGTTTCGCGGAAGTCAGCGCAGATGAATGTCGCGCGCTGCGCTTTCTCTGCAAATGTCTCAATCTCAGTCAGAGGGAAATATGGCTCCGTGTAGTTACCAAACGGAATGTTAAATTCGCCGCGCTTGTTGTAGCGGCAAAGACCGCGATAGCCATTGCGATTCAGATAGAGGAAGTAAGCGGCGCGCTCCAGTAGAGGCAATGCCGGATTATGATTAAACGCCTCACGGACGGTGTAATAGCTTTCGCCGGTCTTGTTCTGATTAAACAGGCTGGCCGCCACAATGATAAACGGGCGAGAGTGCTCTTTTATCTGGCGATAGAGGTTGATGAGGTCAGGGTTTATATCCGCAACCAGATAGGCCCGGTAATCGGTATTCATCATTACTGCGCAGGAACCGGCAAAAGGCTCGATCAGGCGATCACCCTCAGGCAGGTGCGCGAGAAGTTCCGGCATTACGCGGGACTTGTTGCCCGCCCACTTCAAAATCGTGCTCATACCGCACCGCCTTTTGAAGCTTTCGTACGCATTTCGGCCACGTCCTGACAGCTGACACAGCGAGTTACGCCACGCACCGCGCGGCGGCGCAGTTCCGGGATTGGGGCATCGCAGTCTTCGCAGAATGAAGCCGCCACGCTGACCGGGCGATTAACTACGCTGGCGATATTGCGCGCCAGCAGTTCATCGGCGCGGGCCTGCGCCATGTCGATTGAGTCGGCCATCAGTGCATCTCCTGTGCCTGGTTCTCAAAGCGCTCGACCTCTTTGTCCAGCAGTTCGATAATTTCTACTGCAGACATTTCTTTTTGGCGGGCATGAATTGCCAGTGCGGCCAGGCGGATTGAAACTGACAGCGCATCATCAGAACGCTGCTCAGTTTTAGCCTTATTCAGCATGGCGCTAAGCGCATCTTCATCAGCTTTAAAATTACGGGTCTGGATATTTCGCATTTCTCTTTCTCCTGAATTTGGGCAAAAGAATGCCCGGCGGGTGTACGCCATTTATTTGAATCGGGTTAATTAATTAGAAAGGGTCATTCGCTTTGGAAATAAACTCACGACTGCTTTTAAATGATTCATTGCACAAATAAGCGCCTTTCTTTCATCAGTAGTCAGTTCACTAAATTCAGCGTCGTGCCTGTCTTTACCGATGTTAGCCAGGAAAAGAATTGCACTCAGTGCACGTTTGTTATCCCGGTAATTACTGTCTGTCACATCGCGCATTTCAGAGAAAAAACGAGCCATATCTTTTTCACAGTTGCCGCCCATCAGCTGCGCGCGAAGTAAGGCAACGTGATTCAGCGCCGAAACCCTCTGCCCTGCAGAAAGCTCAACCAGCATTGAATCGCCCTCGATAGCCATGATTTACCTCTTTGCTCTTTTGCCTGTACCTGCTGGCTTAATACCGGATGCCAGCGCCTGCCGTTCTCGCCCATGATCCAGCCATTGCCATATGACATTGACAGACTCTGGCGCTTGAGGTGTGCCGCAAATGAAATCATCGTGCGCCTTCAGCTGATACCAATCGAAGCACCCAGCCCGCTGATAGCGTCAACGGTTGAGGCTAAGGTCGGGTTAGAGTGAACGCGGGCCTGCACGGTCAGCGCGGCAAGCATCATGCAGCGAATACCAGTGTTTGCGGCCTCCAGAATACTGCGGCGGCATGTTGCAGTTATCCGCTCCGGGTTTGCGGCACTGGCGGCCATGCTTCCGACTTCAGCAGTCGCTTTCAGCACATAAGACTGAAACTTGTCTTTTGCCAGCTCATTAACCGGTACGCATGGCAGGCAATGCAGTTGTGCCAGCGCGCCGTCTATCAGCGTGGCGTCTTCGGTCAGATCGGTAAGCAACAGCAATTCTGAAACCGTCAACTGATGCACCTGATCCGGGTTCAGCTTGTTGCGCAGGGTCTGTGCTTTCATGCCTGCTCGCTGCGCCAGCTCAGCCATGCTGTGTGTCAGCGCAAACTTGCGGCAGGCGTCGTCATAGTGGTTATGGGTGGAAGTCTTGAAATCAAACATGTGCGAATCTCCCTATTCACTTAATGTGAATTAGCCGCCAATAATGAGCTGGAAACGGGAATGCCCAAACGCCTTACGTAACTGCTCTTCTTTCCAGCGTGCGTAGTAGATACGGATCGGCCCTCCGGCTTTTTTACATCCTTTACGAATGGTGCGCGGTTCGATTGGCAACTGCGGATTATCACCCGTTGTCCATCGATATACAGTGCGTACAGAAACACCCTCTAAAGCTGCGAATTGCTCAGCAGTTACTACAGGTGAAGGTACTTTGATGATTGCGATTTCAGAAGCCATATAGCATGATTCCTTTTTTGAGATTTCAGCCAGTGATTGCCTAAGTCTTGCCAACTTTTGCCGCCAATCACCACCACACGCAGTGATAGTAATGCTAATTTTAATATCACGCAACGATCGGATGCTAATTTTAATGATAAATGCCAACTTTAATAACGAAGAGTTACTAAATAGAATTTGTGAGGTTTATGGCTTTCATCAGAAAATCCAGCTAGCGAATCATTTCAATATCGCAGCAAGCTCCCTCCAAAACCGCTACACACGCGGTAATGTCTCGTATGACTTCGCTGTCTTGTGCGCTCTCGAAACGGGCGCAGATTTAAAGTGGTTGATGACCGGTGAAGGTCATCAGCGGATTCAAAATAAAAAAGATGAGTTAACCAAAAGGGAATCCATAAGCCTTGAAAAATTCACAATTAGTGAAAGCAAGCTTAGCTCTGTGGGTAGCTTTGTTATTGATGCGAGTGTTTTGAGCAGCCATATGGGGAACGTCTTTTGCGTGGAAACTGACTCTTCTATTTACATCATTGAAGAGAGCAGCACAGTTTCAGACGGTAAAAAGCTAATCGACGTTGATGGAACAATCAGCATTCGTGAAATCGCGGTTTTACCTGGTAAGCGGCTTCACGTCACTGGCGGAAAAATTCCGTTTGAGTGCTTAGCCGAGGATATACGTGTACTGGGTAGGGTCACTGGCGTTTATCGCGAGGTTAAATAATGGCCGTGCGTAAACTGCCAACAGGAGGTTGGCTTTGCGAGATTTATCCAAACGGCGCTAGCGGCAAACGCACCCGGAGGAAATTCGCCACTAAAGGTGAAGCTCTGGCATTTGAACAGTACAGCGTTCAAAATCCTTGGCAGGAAGAAAAGGAAGACAGGCGCACCTTAAAAGCGCTTATTGATTCATGGTATAGCGCTCATGGCATAACTCTAAAAGACGGCTTAAAACGCCAGTTAGCCATGTACCATGCTTTTGAATGTATGGGCGAACCTCTTGCACGCGATTTCGATGCGCAGATGTTTTCCCGCTACCGTGAAAAGAGGCTAAAGGGTGAATTTGCCCGTTCAAACAGGGTTAAAGAAGTATCGCCCCGCACGCTTAATCTTGAACTGGCTTACTTTCGGGCGGTATTCAATGAGCTAAATCGATTGGGAGAATGGAAAGGTGAAAATCCGCTGAAAAATATGCGCCCTTTCCGCACGGAAGAAATAGAAATGGCTTGGCTAACTCACGACCAGATTTCGCTACTGCTCGGAGAGTGCAAACGGTATGACCACTCTGATTTAGAAACCGTGGTAAAAATCTGTCTCGCCACCGGCGCACGGTGGTCTGAGGCCGAAAGCCTGAGAACAAGCCAGCTCGCGAAATATAAAATCACATACATCAACACGAAAGGCAGAAAAAACCGCACCGTTCCAATCAGCAAAGAGCTATACGAATCACTGCCTGATGATAGAAAAGGTCGACTTTTTAGTGAATGCTATAGTGCATTTAGATCTGCACTAGAAAGAACAGGCATCGAATTACCGGCGGGACAACTCACCCACGTTTTGCGTCATACATTTGCTAGCCATTTTATGATGAATGGCGGAAATATTTTGATACTGCAGCGTGTACTTGGTCATACCGATATAAAGATGACGATGCGATATGCTCATTTTTCTCCAGATCATCTGGAGGATGCAGTTAAGCTAAACCCCCTTAACTTATCTTTAAAATAAATAAAAATAAAAAAACGCAATCAGCAGTTCACACTGCTGACTGCGGAATTAGTTACTCATAATCCTCATAATCCTCATAATCTAAATCTAAATACCCGAAATGTATTGAACTAAGTTTATCAATAACTTCGACGTTTTCTATAAAGATATAATCGATATCTTCTCTAGCTTCGTCAAAGTCTCCAGAAAATGTAATCAAGACTCTGCACTCAAACTCTTCGGTAACGTTTTTAGAGATGCTTGCCAAATGAACTTGATCACGATCAATAGAATCATATTGATACAAAGAAAAATCACCATCTGCATTTAATTCGACAGTTATTAATGCTTCAACGACTATAGATAAATCAGTTTTTTCGATAAGTTTTAAATTATTATCAGCCATACTGAAATCTGCAAACGTTACATCAACACCTTCAGGCTCCCAACTGAAAGCTGAGTCTGCATCCTGATCTACATAATAACCATTGAAAAAACTTTCCAATTCATTACGCAACTGCAATCCTAAGTTGCTTGCATCTATAAACTCAAGCGCAGCCTCTAACTTCGCTAGCATTATGACCGGAGTGTCTTTAGTATTGAAATAATCCAAAGCATCTGCGAGATTTTCATTATAATCAATTAAATCTGATTCATCACAAAAACCTCTCCAATCCCCATCCTTTGCCACGGCAAAAATTAACTCATCATTTTCTTCTGCCCAATGCTCTAAAGCCAGTAAAGATATGGCATCAGGAAACTCATTTTTCTTCTTACCAGATGTTGCAAATGGCGGCTTATTGTTAAAATAATTATCCCTAAGTTCAGCCACTTCTACGTACTCAGCTGAATCTAATACAAGCGCGCCAGTAGCATCTAAAAATGCATTAAGCCGAGATAAAGCTAGTTCATTTATTTCAGGGCCATCGCTTAACTTTTGCTTTGATTCAGTTAATAAACTACCATCAAAAAATAGATGTTCACTTGCCTCATCCAAAGCTTTTTGCAGTGCTGCCCTGCTGTTAATGATTTTATCATGCAAATGTTTTTTAATTTCATTAACAACAATATCTGTCAGGACAAATTTTGTTGGTGACCCATTGAATTGTTTTAATCTTCCAAGTAGTCCTTTTTCTAACCTGAGGCCATTACCATCAAAAATTGAGGTATCCAAAGTTATTGCTGTGTAATCCTTCCCATTCATATCAACATCCCTTATCAGTTATGTTTCGATAGATAAGAATCTATCCTAGTGTTTGCCTAAAGAAAAGCTAAGTAAACGTGAGTGCAATCACAAGCACGAGAGCGGAACAAAAGGTATCCGGGAGATGCTATACAAATGGCGATGAAGTGGCGGTTTAAATGGCCATAAAGAGGTATGAACTGGCAAATGAAGGCAATGTATGTCTCTGATTAAAAACATAAACAACTGATTTTACATTCATATTGAAGGGACTCATAATCGCTTGGTCGCTGGTTCAAGTCCAGCAGGGGCCACCAAATTTTACCTGTTAAATCAGGATATTAAGCCACTCTTAGCCGAGTGGCTTTTTTGTTTGTACGGTGGTCATTGGCAGCAAAGTGGTCAACCTGCAAAACAGGCTACCACTTCTTGAAAAATTACGGCCATACCTGACGAGGGAGCACTGCCAATGCTAATATCATGACTATAACCACTGCCCCGCCTCAGCAGAATCAATCAACATCTGGATAGTCAACGCTTCAGGTTGATGGCGATCTGTGCGCAGATATTTTGGTAAAACAGCATTTGGTAGAAATGGTATTCCTGTGACTGGGAAATAGCGGCGAAATTCAAACCCAGTCATATCGACGTGAAATGATTCAGCGTACTCTTCAAAAAAATCATGTGCCTCTTCAGATAATACACTATTTTTACCTGTACTTAGGGATGCGTCATCTGGCATTTCCCAAAAATA